CTCTTGAAAATTTTGGATTGGGTACGTAATGACACACTTTGAAGAAGCGTTAAAAACCACCGTAACATTTTGATTTTATTTAAAATAGTAAAAATCTATCGAAATATATTGGGTATGTAGGTTTTGGCTATTAACACTGTTATCCACAATTTCGTCAGCATGTGGATAACTTCCAAAGGCATACTGTGGATAACTTTGATCTTTTACGCATAGTGATCATCGTTCGCAGCACACGCGCTACCCTGTGCGCTTACGTGTATCTGACCATCTTTTACCAGCCGTAGGCGTGAACGCGCTAAGCGTCGTGCGAACGCCCTTGCGCACCGCATCGGGTGCATTGCGGTAATCATCTATCACGCGTTTTTCCTCAGCGCTCAAAACTACACCGGTAGTCGGTATGTTCACTAACTTGGGTTGCTGCGGCTGGCACTGACCGGTAAGTAAATAAGCGACATCAACACCCATGGTTGCCAACGCAGCTAGTAGCTTTGCGCTTGGAGGCGTTTCACCTGACTCATAGGCGCAGTATGAACGTTTGGACACGCCAACATTTTGAGCCATAGCGTCTTGGGTCAACCCCCGTGCCTCTCGCTCACGACGTAGACGTTCAAAAAAAAATTGCGGAATCATGCAAAAAACCTCTTGACTTATGTTGCGCTATTCTGCAATAATGCACGCAACTACTCATTAACCACTTACTAAGCAAAAACGGGAAAAGCGGGCATGAACATTTTGACCCCAGAGCAAGTAAGACAACGCCAACGGCGGGAGGGTAAGCCCCTAAGTCAGTGGGCGAAAGAAAACGGTTATCGCCCCGACCAGGTCTACCGCGTGATGGCGGGCATAGACAAAGGTTACTACGGTCGCGCTCATGAAATTGCCGTCAAGCTGGGGCTGAAAGCAGCCTTAGACCAAGCGGCCTGACACCGTTTAACCGCAATCGAGAACAAGGAATTTTGCCATGCAATCAGTAGGTTCCGCAGATTCGCTTGTGGTATCCCGATCGGAAGATATAGGCAACATGACCTATTCAGCATCGGAATTGGCAGCTATGCGCTTGCCAGTTTTGCCGCATTCGCATCAGAACATTGTTATTCGAGCCGCACAAGAACGCTGGCCGTTTGTAACTGCGCACGGTCGAGGCGGTGAGGCTGGCATCATCAAGCTGTACACAGTCCCCGAGTACGTACACGTAGCGATAGCCCAGCAGCGCCTGGAGCAGCGGGAGAAGCGTTCTGCGCTGGTCGAGGCAATCGAAGCCGCGCCGGTTCCGGTGTTAACGGATCGTCAGCGTGCGACAGCGGCGGCGCGTGCGGCGATTGTGTTGCACATGCGGCGCTTGTCGGCGCAGATGGTGATGCAACATGACATGTTCGAGAGGACTGCCCACGCTCGTGCGATTGATGAGACGGTGGCAGCGGCGAATGCGGGTCGGTTGCCGGAGCATTTGCAGGAGATGGTGCCGGTGGCGTGTTCTCGACGTAGGCTGTCGCGCGCGACGTTGTATACGTGGGATAACAAGTTCATCTTGGGTGCGCCGGATTCGGTGGAGCGTTTGGCGCATAAAAGCGCTGGCGCAACCAAGCAGCACAATTGGATGGTCAAGCATGCGCCGTGGATGGAGGTTGTGCTGAAGTTGTACGGCAAGCCGCAGAAGCCTTCGCTGCGTGCCGTGCACGAAGAGTTACCCAAGCACTTACCGCCTGGGGTGCCGATGCCGTCGTACAACGCGATACGGCGGTACATGAGGAAGATGGGCAATGTGGAGCGCCAGCGTGGGCGGTTGGGGTCGCGGGAGATCAAGTCAATGCTGCCGTTCGTGCGACGCGACACGAGCGTGTTGTGGCCGACGGATGTGTACTTGGCCGATGGTCATACGTTTGATGCGGAGGTTTCGCATCCGAGGCACGGGCGTCCGTTTCGCCCGGAGGTGACGTCTGTCATTGACGCGGCGAGCCGCCGGGTGGTGGGGTGGTCGATAGACCTTGCGGAGAGTGGTCTTGCTGTTCTGGATGCGATTCGCCATGCGGTGCAGACGGGAGGGGTTCCGGCGATTTTTTACGTGGATAACGGCTCTGGGTATCACAACGTGATGATCAGTGCGCACGGCACGGGGCTTCTGGATCGGCTGGGGACGCGGCTGGAGACCTCGATTGCGTATAACCCGCAGGGGCACGGGATGGTCGAGGCGTTAAACAAGATGTGGGTGCGGGCGGCGAAGGAATTGCCGACATATATTGGCGCGGACATGGACGCGCAAGCAGCCAATGCGGTGCACAAGACGGTACGACGCGACGTGAAGCTTTTTGGGTTGAGCCGGTTGTTGATGCCGTGGTCGGAGTTTTTGCGATTTTCCGCCGAGAAGGTGGCGGCGTATAACGCGCGGCCACACCGAGGGTTACCGACGATCATTGACGAGAAGACAGGCAAGCGCCGCCATTTATCGCCCGATGAGGCATGGACGCGTGGCATTGTCGATGGCGCACCGCTGGTGGAGTTGGAACCGGGCGAGGCGGATTTGCTGTTTCGCCCGCAGCGCGAATGCCGGGTGCTGCGCGGGGAGATCACTTTGTTTGGCAATCGGTATTTCAGCCACGACCTGACCGAATATCACGGCGACGGGGTACGGGTGGGGTACGACATTCACGATGCGAGCCAGGTGTGGGTGTATGACGCGGATGGTCTGTTTATCTGCAAGGCTCAGTTTGAGGCGAACAAGCGTGCGTTTTTCCCGGAAAACGTTCTTCAGCAGGCGGCGCGTAAGCGCGCTGAGGGTCGAGAAAAGAGATTACGCACACGCTTGACCGAGGTACGCGAGGAATTGCATGGGGTCAATCCGGTGTTGGAAGACGGTGGTGTGTTCACGATTCCTGCGATGACGAATATGCCGGATGTGCGCGAGCGTTTAACGGTGGTGGCGGGTGAGGCGGTCAATGTGCCTGGCTCGGTGCCGTCTGAACCTGTAGCACTACCCGTTAAACGCACGTCGTTTGGTCTGCCCTCGGAGCGGTACGAATGGTTAAAGGCGCGCGATCCCGAGAGCTGGACGGATGCGGATTGTGCGTTTTTGCGCGATTACGTCGCTGACCCGGATGGATATGCGATGTTTGCACAGCGCTTTGGGTTGTTGGGGTTGGCGTGGAGCGGTGAAGACGACGCGCGGGTGAATGTTGACGTGCAGGTTGCTGTGGCAGCGACTTGATTTGATGGGGTGGCCTTGGTGTGCGCCAACACGCCAAGGCCGGTGAATGCAGGTCAGTTCAATTTGGAGATCGAAGTATGAGTACTACATTCGATGGGGATTTTACCCGTGAAGGCAGCGTGTCATGAAAAATTCCTTTGTCCAGAACAGTAATTATGTGCGCTTCATGGAGGCGGTAAAAGCGGTAGAGGGCAGAGGAGCCAGAGAGGCATCGATTTTGTTGGTCACGGGCCCGTCGGGTCTGGGCAAGTCCCAAACCGTGGACAGGTTTGCGGTGGATTCCAATGCGATTTATTTGCGTGCCAAAGAGACGTGGACGCGGGGTGGATTGTTGGCTGAGATGGCTGACAGTTTGAATTTATCGACGGCGGGCAGGAATCAGGAGATACAGGCGCGGATTATTTCGTTCATTGCGTCGAACCAGACGCCGATTGTGATTGACGAGGCGGAATTTACGGTGAGGACGACGGCGGGGATTTTGGAGTGCGTGCGGGATATAAGCGACTTGACGGAGGTGCTGGTGGTGTTGGTTGGGATGGAAACCATGGAGCGCCGGATTGCGCGTTATCCGCAGTTGTCTAGCCGCGTGGCGCAGGTTGTGCACTTTGAGCCGTTGACCGAATCGGACGTGGTGTTGACTGCGCGGCAGATGGCGGAGGTCAAGATTGGCGAGGATTTGTTGCAATTGCTTCATCGTCAATCCGAGGGTCGGATGCGTTTGGTGATGAATGGGCTTGCGACGATAGAGAGATTCGCGAAGACGAATGATTTAACGCATGTACGGTTGTCCGACATGGGCAATGTTTCGCTGTGTCACGACTGGCAAAGCGGGCGACGTGCGCGCTTGCCTGGACGGGTGGTGTTGTGAGTGGGCTTTTCATGATGGGGTTGGCGCGTGAGTTGACGGAACCTGATCCGTTGCGCGCGCGGGTGTGGCGGCTGTTGCGCATTCGTCGAAAACTGACGACGGCTGAGGCGGTAGCGTTGCTGTGCGATGGGGGTGATGGCGCGCAAACGTTAAGGCGCGCCAGGGGCGTTGTGCAGCGGTATTTGCGATACCTGCACCTGGCGGGCTATTTGGCACAGGTACAACAACCTGATGCGCGTAGCGGCAAGCGCTATGTGTTGGTTCGTGATTCGGGGCCGGGCGTGCCTTTGTATCAGCGCCCGAACATGGTTTACGACCCGAATGACGGGATTCGTCATGTCTTCGTGGCTTGAGTTGTTGCGGGCAGAGGTTGCGGCGTCGAGCGTTGCGGCGACGGCGCGTCGGATTGGGGTATCGAGACCGGCGCTGTCTCAAGTGCTCAATGCTTGCGGGCCGTACGGGACGGGACGCGCCAGCGTGGCGGGGATTGCGGACAGGGTCAGTCAAATGCTGGGGTGCGTGGCGTGTCCGTTTTTAAGTGAATTCAAGGGCGAGTCCGTTTTGATTTCTCGGGTGCAGTGCCGGCGGGTGGCGTTAAAGGAGAGTGCGCCGTTAAACAGTCCACGGGAGTTGAGGCATTGGCGGGCGTGTCAGGGTTGTTCTGAGCGTCCGCGCGCGGCGGTGGGCGTTGGGGTCAAGCGGGTTATCAAGAAATCAACGAAGCGAGGGAGGTCATCAAATGGGTCAAGCGATTGATGTGGGTTTGTCGGGTTCGTGCATGACGGCGCGGCGGGTGTTTGATGCGGACACGGTACTGCGCTTGCGCGGCATGAATGCGGTATCGCGGCGGCTGCGCGCGCTGGGGTTTGCGGTGGATGCGGAGACGCTGATGCCGTTTGATGGGGGCTTGCCCGTGATTGTGTTGCGTGCGGTGCCCGAGGATGGGCAAAGGATTCTGTGCGGCTTAGGTGCGATCACGACCTTTCACGTCGGCAAGCATTTGCGTACGGCGGTGTTGGGCGGTGCGCGGCTGGCGTGGGAAGACTGCGCGGCGCGTGATTGATGATTTTTTCGAGAGGAACCCATGGATATATCCCAAGCCACCATGCGCGATTACTTCGCCGCGCAGGTAATCGGACACGTTGTGTTTGATGATTTACAGGGCACTCGCAAAGGTCATTACAGCCCCGAAAGTTTGGAGAGTTACTGGGGGAACCGATGCGCGCGCGTGGCTTATGCGATTGCCGATGCCATGCTGCAAGCACGCGATCAAAAAGCGGATGAATGATTTGATAAAGGGAAACGACATGAATGAAGCGATACCGGCGGGTTACTGCCGCAGGGCTGACGGCAGTTTGGTGCCGCAGACGATGGTCAAGCCGATTGATCAGTTGCGTGATCAGACGATTGCCAGGATTGTCGAGGGAGCCAAGAAATTGAATGCCGAGATTGCGGCGTTCAAGGGTCAGATGTTCAGCGACATCGAGGAATTCATTGCGACGAGCTTTGATCAGTACCAGGTCAGGGTCGGGGGTGCGAAGGGCAATGTGACGCTGATGTCGTTTGACGGGCGCTTTAAGGTGATTCGCCACGTTCAAGATCGTTTGGTATTTGACGAACGGCTGCAAGCGGCGCAGTCGTTGATTGAAGAGTGTCTGGGCCAATGGACGAAAGAGAGCCGCGACGAGATCAAGGTGATCATCAAGGATGCGTTCCAGGTGGACAAGGAAGGCAAGATCAGCACGGGGCGGGTGCTGGGGCTGCGTAGGCTACCGATCAAGGATCCGACGTGGGAGCGGGCGATGCAGGCGATCAGCGACAGCGTGCAGGTGATGGGCAGCAAGCCTTATGTGCGGGTGTACGAGCGGGTAGCCGATTCGGACGAGTACCGGCATATCTCTTTGGATTTGGCCAGTGTTTGATGGGGGATAGAAATGGTTGCTTGCGCGAAAAATTTATCCCGTGCCACGGTCAAGGTGGCACGGGGAAAAGATGTGTCGATTGACCTGGTCGATGGCGTCACGGTGGTGTTGGAAGATCACGGTCAGGATTTTTTGGAGTTTGATATTCGGGATGGGCACATTGTAGAGACGCGTCCTTTTCAAGGCGATGTATGGAATGGTTTGCGGGTGCTCAATGGGACGCTGGCGCAGGGCGATGTTATTTGGCTTCGGATGCCGTGGGGCGAGACGACATTGAACTATCCGGTGGCGGCGGTGCGTCCTTTGGATCGGGTACGAATTGGCGCGACTGACGTTTGAGGGCAGTTGTGATGCTAATTGCCTGATTGGAGGCGTGGTTCTTTGTGATTTTTGAATTTTACCAATTCTGCCAAAGATGCCTTGCAATCGTTAATGGCATAAATGAAATCGACAGGGTTGATTTCCATGAAGTCCCTTTTATGGTCATTCGGGTTCTTGCTGTACTGATCCCAGATGTTCATGTTCAGTTCGGTGTTGTGGAGGATTTCTTGTAGTTTCCGATAGCGTTGCTCGAACTGTTCGATATGTTTTTCTATGTTCGTTTTTCTGATGATTGTCATTTTTTTGTCCTTGGGGGTAGATCATGAATCTGGAATTTTTACTGGGCAAATTCAAGCAAAGGCTGGCGGAGTTTGAAAAAGCCGTGCAGAACCACAATGCTAACCCAGACTGGCTGGAGGCCGATTCGCTGTATTTTTGCGCCAAGCGGCTCAGATTTGAACTGAAGTGGATTATGCGGTTGAGCAAGCGCTGCCCGACTTTGCAAGCGCCTTGCCCGGAAGAAGTTTAAAGGGGATCACGATGCGATATTCCACGAACCGCAAGTACATTGATCGTGAAGCGATCCGCAAGCAAGAGATTGCGGTGATTCACGTGTTGAAGGCGCAAGCGGCGATGCGTGATGACGAATACCGCGCGATGCTGCACGCGGTGGCGGGCAAGTCCAGCGCGGCGGACTTGGATGATGCGGGGCGTCGCAAGGTGCTGGATCATTTTGCCAGGATGGGCGTTAAATCCACGGCGAGGATGCGGTGCGATCGCGTGGGTGGAGATCGCCGGGCGTTGCTTGCCAAGATTGATGCGCTTTTGCAAATGGCAGGTAGGGATCGTCGGTATCTGACGTCGATGATCAAGAGAATCACGGGCGCGGATGCTTTGGAGTTTTGCGATCCGTTGCGACTACAAAAACTTGTCATTGCCTTGACGCTAGACGCGAATCGGCATGGGCGGGAATATCCGCGCTGATGGGACACGGTGATGGGCGCGCCGCGACAAGAGGTGAATTTGGCTGACGTGCGGGACTTGCTGCCCGAATCGGCGTGTACGCTGGTTGCGGTGCTAGGTTTATCGGATGCGCGCAGGATCATCGGCCACTTGGGCGGCACGTCGGTTGGGATTCCGAAGTGTCGCACGCGTGCGGGCGAGTCTAGTTATGCGCATTTGGCCGAACGTGTGGGAGAGGTTGTCGCCGAGCGCTTGGTGCGTTTTTTTGGTGGTGAGATTTTATATATACCGCGCTGCGACGAGGCGTTAATGGAAGTGACGTACCGCAGCATTCGGCGCGATTTTGACCGGGCAACAAGACCGGGCGGACTGTCTTCGGTGCAGGTGGTCAGTGACTTGGCGCTGCGCTATGGGTATTCGGATCGCAGGATTTGGGATATTCTGAAGCGACCCGACAGAGTTGAGCCGCGGCGCAGGGTGGATAAAAGGCAGATGGCGCTTTTCGGGTAAGCGCAAAAACCACAGCATCTATCCTGACAATCCTTCCGAAAGGTACTGAAGGGTTTCAGCAAGACAGCACAGATCGCGCGCGCGATGATGGCGGCCAGACACTACCTGGATACGCCGCCATGCAATCTGACTACCGGGCATCGGATGCCTGCATTTCTCTGATTCAACATTTTGAAGGGCTGCGCCTGGATGCGTATTGGGACGCGGCGGGTGGCGTCTGGACGATTGGGTACGGACATACGGGCGCTGATGTTACGCAAGGGCGCAGCATTACGCGCGACGAGGCTTGCCTACTCTTGGCGCAAGATATGTTCGATGCGCGAACCGTGGTGTTCGGAGCGTGTTCCCATTTGGATTTAACACAAGGCCAGTGCGATGCTTTGGTGTCGTTCGTGTTTAACGTCGGCGCGGGTAGGCAGGGTGTCAAGTCTGGTTTTGTGTGTCTTGCCAATGGCAAGCCTTCTACGCTGCTGACGAAGTTATGCGCGGGCGACTTCACGGGCGCAGCCGATGAATTCCCGAAGTGGGTGTATGCGGGAGGGGTCAAGCTCCCCGGCTTAGTGCGGCGTCGTCGGGCCGAGCGTGAATTGTTTTTAACGGGCAGGTGGACGGCGTGAGGCTGGCGCGTCACTGGCCGCGGCTACACCGCTCATACACGGTGATTGTGTCGTTGTTGTTGGCGGTAGTGGCGGCGGCGCATGAACACCTGCCACTGTTCGCGGGCATATTGTCCGCCCGCATGTTCGCTTGGGTTTCGATGATCGCGGGCATTGCGATTGCGATCCTGCGCTATGTCGATCAACCGTGTCTGCGTGACCAGGGTCACGGTGATGGGGAGCGACATGGGTAGCTGGCTGTTTCGTTTGAATCCATCGTCCGTACTCTCGCTTGCGCGCGCGTTGGCGACGGGTTTAACGGTATTGGTGCTGTTGATCACGGCGTACGCGCACGGCTACCGCAACGCCAGCGCAAAGGGGGATGCGAAGCTGGCGGCGTATGAGGCGCGGGTCGCCAACGCCCAGGCCGAGGCCGCACGTCTTTATGTCGAGCAAATCCAGGCCGAAGTCGCGCGCGCCGATGCTGTCGCCGTAAAGCTCTTGGCGCAGCAAGCCGACATTGCCAGGCTGACAAAACAACTTCAAAAGCGGGTGTCTCATGTTTCGACTGTCTATGTGGATCGGGTGGGCGATGCGCCGCGGCCTTTACCTGATCGCCCTTTTACTGCTGGTTGGGTGCGCGACTACAACGCCGCCCTTGGTTTGCGAATGCCAAGCACCCTTGATCTTGCCGCCGAATCTGCGCGAACGTCCCTCGGACTTTGTGCCGTTGGAGGCGACCCAGAGCTTGCCCGAAGCGCAGTGACGCAAGCCGACGTGTTGACCGTTCACCACGCGAACAGCCGGATATGCCGCGATGCGGTCGCGCAACTGAACGCGATTCTGGACTTGTACGAGGAGAAGCGGCCATGACGGTGGAGATAGGCGCGGCGCAGATTTTGGGGTTTCTGCTGACCTTGATCTCGACGGCGGGCGGCATTTGGTTGCGGCGCTTGAATGCGGCCTTGGACGAAAGCCGGGCGCGTGTGGAGGGTTTGCAGAAGGATTTATTGACCTTGCAGACGCTGTTGGCCACGCAAGCTCATGACTACTGCCGCCGCGCCGAGATGGCCGAATTCATCAATCGCATTGAGGCGAAGATCGACCGGCTTTCTGACAAGCTGGATCAAAAGCAGGATCGGGCTGCGGCAGCGCCGCGCTAAGTAAAGGAAACGGCGCGAACCTTAACTAGCGCATCGGATAAGTTAAAGGAAGTTAACCATGAAAGACGAACAGGCTCCCGAATCGATTGAAGCGCTACACCTGTTGCGTCGCATTGACGCAAGGCTTGATCACATTGACCAAAAAGTCGATGGACTGCCGAAAGTGGCTGCACGCGCGGGAGCCCGTGCGGGCGCGCGTGCAGGCGCGATTGCCGGAGCGCGTGCGGGGGCTGCGGTAAACGTGAGCGTAGGCGCTGTTGCTGGCGGCGTGGCGGGCGGTCTGGTCTCTGCTGGAATCTCCTTTGCGCGCGCCAAGCTTGGGCTGTAATTCCAATGGCGCATCCAAAGCAAACCCGCGAGCGGCTGCGCCGCGCCTTTGTGGCGGATCGTTTGTCTTTGGAGGTGGCGGCGTTAAAGGTCAAAATTTCCTACGCCACGGCGGCACGCTGGAAGGCCCAGGCGCTGGCGGCGGGTGACGATTGGGACAAGGCTAGGGCTGCGCAACTGATGAGCGACGGCGGCATCGAGGCCGTGGCGCGCCAGGTGCTTGCAGGATTGGTGACGCAATACCAAGCAACGATGCAAGCGGTCACAGGCGATGCCGAAATCGAACCGGCGGCCAAGGTGCAGATGTTGGCCAGTTTGGCGGACGCGTACAACAAGACCGTCAGTGCGTCGAAACGAATTTTGCCGGAAACGTCCGAGCTTGCGACCGCGATGCAGGTTGTACAGCACTTGGCCGGATTTATTCGGGAAAGGTTCCCGCAGCACCGATCTGCATTTGCCGAAGTCCTGGAACCCTTTGGCGATGCACTCACCGGCATTTACAGGAGCTGATGATGCTGGGTAAACGCTGGGGCGTTAAAACTAAGGCGATCAACCGTCGCGAGTTCATGGCCGAGATCGCCTCTTTGGCCGTCGAAATGCGTGCGTTGATTGAGGCCGAGGTGGACGGCTTTGATGTGAATCCGAAGGCGGCCAGCGCGCGGCGCGCACTGGCCATGGACGATTTCCAGTTCTTCGCACGCACTTACTTTCCGCACTACGTCAATCGTCCCAACAGCGTGCTGCACGATTATTTGTATGAGCGATTGTCCACCGTGGTTGCTGCTTCCGATTCGCAATCCGAGGTCATTGCCGCGCCGCGTGGGGAGGCGAAATCTACGCTTGTTTCGCAGATTTTTGTGCTGTGGTGTGTGGTGACAGAACGAAAGTATTACCCAGTCATCATCATGGACGCGTTTGAGCAAGCCGCCGTGATGCTCGAAGCCATCAAGGCCGAGCTTGAAAGCAATCCCAGGTTGCGCATGGATTTTCCCGCGTGTTCAGGCCAGGGTCGTACGTGGCAGGTCGGCAAAATCATCACGACTAATGGCCGCATGATAGAAGTCTTTGGTGCTGGGAAACGCATACGCGGCAGAAGATTCGGGCCACACCGTCCCGATTTGGTGATTGGCGACGATCTGGAAAACGATGAGAACGTCAGATCGCCGGAACAGAGAGATAAGCTGCAAGCGTGGTTATTGCAAAGCGTCATGAAGCTGGCCGGGCCTGGGGCGAAGCTCGACGTGATCATCATTGGCACGGTGCTTCACTACGATTCGGTGTTGTCTCGTTTGCTGCGCAATCCGTTCTGGCATGCGAGAAGATTTCAAGCAATCATCGCCTGGCCACACCGCATGGACTTGTGGGATCAGTGGGAAGAGATATTCAGGAATGAGGGGCCCGATGATGCACGGATTTTTTATGCGGCCCACAAGGATGATATGGCGCAAGGTGCCGAGGTGTCGTGGCCGACGGTGCGCCCGCTCTATGCCTTGATGCTGATTCGCGCGCGCGATGGTCATGCGGCGTTTGATAGCGAACTACAAAACGATCCGGTTGCGGGAGAAAACGCGCCGTTCTCGGGCGTCATTCAGTTTTGGGTCAACCGCATCAATGAGTGGGTGTTTTATGGCGCGTGCGACCCGAGCTTGGGTAAGGCGGGTAGTCGGCGCGATCCGTCGGCGATTCTGGTTGGTGGCTATCAGCGCGTGACAGGCGTGCTTGATGTGGTGGACGCGCGCATCGCGAAAAGGGTGCCAGACCGCATCATCAGCGACATTATCGAGATGCAGAAGACTTGGCGTTGTCTGCTGTGGGTCATTGAGGCGGTGCAGTTTCAGGAGTTTTTGCGTACGGAACTGATCAAGCGATCCGCCGCTCTGGGGTGCCCTGTACCTGCGCGCGCGGTGCGCCCGCATACGGATAAAGATCTGCGCATTGAATCGATACAGCCACATGTGGCGAACGGTTTGATTCGGCTGCACGCCTCGCAACGCACGTTGATCAATCAACTGACGCACTGGCCGATGGCAGATCACGATGACGGACCCGATGCTCTGCACATGCTTTGGGTGGCGGCGACGACCGGTATTGGCGCGATTGACTACACGGCGGTGCCTAAGCGAGAACCGGAGCGCGAACTCAAAGGGCACGATCACGAAAATGCATACGCTGGCGCGCGTCATCAGGGCGCGTGGTAGTAAGGAAAGGACATGACGATTTTGGATCAACACGGCAGACCCTTATCGCGCGATGCGCTGGTTTCTCCCCAGACTTCACGTATTCGGCACGTCAAGCGGGAATGGGCCGAGCACCCCTCGCGGGGGTTAACGCCACAGCGTCTGTATCGCATTCTTGAGGACGCCGAGCAGGGAAATCTGGTAGCACAAGCCGATCTTTTTACCGATATGGAAGAAAAGGACGGCCATATATACGCCGAGATGTCCAAGCGCAAGCGCGCCATATTGACCTTGGATTGGGAGATTGTGGAGCCGCCCAATGCGGATGCACGCGAAAAAGCGGAAACGGCCAAACTGCGCGAATGGTTCGAAGCGCTGCCGGATTTTGAGGATGTGATGCTCGATTTGATGGATGCGTTGGGCCACGGTTTTAGTGCGCTAGAAATCGCGTGGGAGCAAGTCGGAAATCTGTGGTTGCCGAAGGCATTGACGCACCGTCCACAGCGCTGGTTTCAAACGCTGATGCACGATGGCAATGCGCTGCGGCTGCGCGATGGCACAGCCGCGGGACAGGAGCTGTGGCCGTTTGGGTGGATTGTGCACAAGCATAAGGCCCGCTCGGGGTATTTGACGCGGGCGGGATTGCACCGCACGCTTGCGTGGCCGTATCTCTTCAAAAACTACAGCGTGCG